TTAAGTAAATTTGGATCGTTTAGCTTATTGAACGCAGACTCAACCCCTTGTAATTTGGCGGCTAACTGTACAGCCTCCCTGCCAAAGTTAACCAATGCGGTAACAGCAAAAGCCCCGGCAATCATACCTCCAACTGCTTTGACTTGTTTCTGAAATGCCTTTAGAGCTTTCTGAGATCCAGTCAGACCCTTCTTGAACTTTGAATTGTTCATCTGAAGGACTGCGGTAAGTTGCGTTACTGTTCTATTTGCCATCTCTTAAAGCCCTTCTTCTTTTAATTTCCTTTATATCATCTTCAAAGTTAGATTCCTCCTCATCCCCCGGTAGCTTCATTAAATCAGTCGGCTCGTACTGCTTTTTATCATACGGATTAGCATTTCTAAACTCACAAGCTAACCATCTAAACCTTCGCCATTCGTTATACTGCCTTTTCGAGTTACCACTTTGCGCGTTCAATATCTCCCGTAAGGTCATATTCCAGAAATCGCCATGCGCAATCCCAACTTCACCAAGCGCTATCGCCTGAAGCTCATCAAAGGTTAAGGTTTTTTTTTATCACCATCTTTGACCTCATCGCCCTCGCTGAATACAGCGAACATCTTTGTCATTAACTCGGGATCGTCGTCGGCCATGTCACCCACATCGGCAACGCTCTTTACCTGACACTCTTCATCGGCGAACCTTGCCCCATCGACAAAGCCCACGTATAAAAATGCTAATAACTCGGAGATTTTTAAGTCTTTGGACTTGTTCAAATCGGCCATAACCTTATTCATGCTCTTGCCGGTTAGGTCGCCGAACTTAGCGAGCGCGTTCATCCCGTATCTAACCGGGAGTTTGCCTTTTTTAGTCTCGACTATCATACTGCCATATCTCCTGAGAAGGTGAGTGCATAGCTTCCAGTGGCTAATGCGTCAGATAATCCACCGCTTAAACTTAACGAGGTGAGAACACACTCGCCGTCTAAGAATTTTGTTCCGCTTCTCTCGATCTGAACATCTATCACCGAACCCGCGTTCATCAACGCAAATAAAGCGGCAAACTGCGTACCCGCCAAGGCAAGTAAGTAATCACCCGAAGCTGTGCCGGATACCTTACCAGCAATCCCGGTTTGATTCAAGCCACTGGTCTGCGATGTGGTCTCAAGAAATTCTGCCGAGAAGTCTATGCTCACAGACGTACTCTCAGCGATAACTTCATTAGCCGAAGAACCCGAAGAGTGCTGCTGGACTTTCAATACGATATAATCTCCTCTTAGTGCCATAATATTTTGTTTATGTAAACATTAATTGATATTCCTGTGGTATCACGTATTTATCTAAATCCTGTATGTAATCACCAAATCCATCATTAACCCAATTACAGGCCATTAAAGCCTCTGCGCTATAAGTTCCCGCAGCCCCCTCTAGTCCGGCATACATCGTAGCGGCTAACGCTATGCAGTCATCGTATGATTTGGCGTATATATTCAAAGCTAAACTGATGAACTTCGTACCCACGCCGTCCTGTGTCCGGTCGGGTGTGATGCCCATATTGTAAACGACATACGCATCTGACGTTTCCTGCGGCGCTACCATGGGGTAAACATCCGCCTCGGAGTCATTCAGTAAATCATATATCGCTGTCCTTATACTCATTTCTTAACGTTTTTATTCCATGCTCTTGTAATAACCGTTCTCATGGAACTGTAAATACTTTGCTGCGTTGGCTCTAAAGCCCATTCTGCCGCTGACACTATCCGCCTCTTGCCGGGATTATACAGATCCCAAATTCTTAAATAGTAGGCATCCGTCTTATAGCTGCCCGTCTTAGTTCGCGGTCCTACAAATAGAGTTGCAACACCCTTGCTCTTGCCTCTCTTTTTCATTATACTCTTGCGTCCTAATCCTGGGGGATGCCATTTGTTCAACTGGCCCCTACTGCGCCGCCTTGCCCTCGATCCTGAAGAGGCGGGTGTACGCTTCTCTGATCTAACCGGGATAGCTTGCCTCATCGCTTTAACGGGGATGTTAGCAGCCTTGTTCAGAACTTGGTGGAGCCGCTTGTGTTGGGTCTTAACGTCCAACTCTCGAAAGGCTTTTAATAGTTCCTCATCACCTACAAGTGTAAGATCAAGATCATTCGTCATCGTGAGCCTCCACGTATATAACGAAGTGAAAGCGCCCCAACTTCTCAATACGGATTATATCCCATTCCTCGCTGTCATAACTGACTTGCATCTTAGAGGTCAGATCGGGCGCATCGTATAGATGAATCTTGAAGCTAATCCCATCGGTAAAGACAGGCATCTCGCTTTCGTTAGACTTATAGCCGTTCTGATCCTGACGCTCGGCCCACACCGTCTTGTAAGTGGTCCATGTCGGAACAACCGCTCCGCCCGTCCCTCTAGCCTCGGTGGACTGTTGGATAACTATTTGCTCGCTATAAGCCATAGCTCCTAGAGTTGGCTATGATATTGTCAAAGAACGATATACGTTCAGAAACCGAATCCATTGGGTTCTCATATCTATAAAAGACCCATGCTAGAATCGCTTGCTTAACGTCATAATCAATAATAGTATATCCGACCTCAAAAGTGATAATCAAAGCATCGTCCCGCTTATAGGTGGACGGTATATCTTCAATGGTTATCACCGCCGGACGAGGGCTATAAGCCGATGATCCGACATCGACATTAGAGAAATAATCATCAGTTGATAATGTCTGCAATGCGTTATCTGAATCGTAGTATTGAATTATGGAAATACCCGTAATTGGGTACTTCCATAGTTCTATTTGTGCATATCCCTTGTCAAGAAAGACTTTCCATTTCTGAGCAGACAGACAGACGTTTGCGCTTTTCTCGAAAGCCTTAACGCCACCCCATATCAGATCCGCGATAAGATTATCCTGTAAGAAGTTGGTTACACCGCAATGTGCTTTAGCGTCCGATACGCTTATGGGCAACGCGACTGCTGATGTATATATGTTGTATGTGTCTGCTCGTTTTCTCATCTCTTGCGAGTTTTTGATGCTTTGTGGACCATCTTATCCCTGACAACTGGTGCTTTCTCTTTAGGCTCTTCCAGGACTTCTAGGAAGCCCGGACTCTCCTTCTGAATCTGCCTAACAAGATCCATCGAGACCAGACTGATAGAGCCTGGTGCTCGTGGAATCCCGTAAATTTGTCTAGGACTCTTTATCCATCTGACTTTAACCTTCATTAGGTCAATTTCAGATCGTCAATCCTTGCAAAACTCTGTCCGTGCTTAACGGCTACGTCAAAGTAACCTGCAATAACTACGCGGATCTGAGCGTAAGTGTCGAGAGAATAAGGGTTGATGAGTAAGTCAAGTCCTCCCCATTGTCCGAACATCAGCGATGAAAAATCACCGAACAGGACAGTGTCATTAGTGAACCCGTTGGATACATAAGCGGGATAGCCATTAACAACTCCACCTAACAGCGGGTCGTTGTCCCATAGATAACCTGCGGCAGCCGTAGCGTGCTTAATGGTCGTCTTGAGTTTACCTGCGGCGGTGGCTTTCATGATATAAGCCATCTTAGCTTGCAGTGCGTTATCAACAGCGATCATCCTCTCCATCTGAACGATATTCGCCCAATTTGCAGCGGTGGGGTTAGTCGATCCGTGAGTGGCATCGTTTACGCCAGTCTGATTGAGAATACCCGTCGGCACGTTAGAGGAACCTGATCCTTCAAAAGCTGCGGTCTCAAGGGCGTTAGCGATTGAATAATAAAGAGTGTCGGCCACAATCTTGTCGATGTTAAGACTGGACTGCCTCAGTAATTGCTGAGAGTAGATAGTGTAAGTGGTCAGCCTGTTCGGTGTCAGGGTTACTGCATCGAAAACGGGATCAGCCTCGACGGATTGGCCACCTTCACTAATCCATGTAGCAACGGAGTCGGTAGTCAGTCGTGGGATACTTACATCTCCAACGAGTCCGGCCATCATCTGCGCCCCTGCCTTGATAGTAGACATACTGTTCTGAAGCGTTCCAATGAATCCAGTGGTGTCGGTCGGTACGGTGTATCCACCTGCGGCATCTACGGTAGCCTGTAGGTCTGCGCGTGAGTGTAATACCATAGAGGGAATACCGAGCCCAACGATGGAGCGACCTGTGGCGCGGCTTTCTTTCACCGCCTCTTCGTGCATCTCACGTTCGATACCGTCAAACTTACCCTCGCCTTGTTGGGCTTCGTACTTCTTCAGGATAGCGCTACGGATTGAATACCTCTTTAGATCCTTCTCGTCCTTCTCGGAAATATCTTGAGCAGGTGGTCCGGGTAGCGGCTCTTTGGGAGTCATTATTTCAGCCATCCTATCAACGGCCTTTGTGATTTCTGTCGCGTCAATTTTTACGTTGAGCGTTTCGACCTTACTGTCTTCAGGAAGGTCATTCTTTACTTTATCTTCCATTTTGTATTAATTTAGTGACCTGTTTTTGTAAGGTCGGTTAAACTCTAATTTCATATGTGAACTTTCGTGTTGTAGTGGCGTTGGTTACATCCGGCTCTGGTTCTTTGCCGTCGAGCTTATCCAGAATATCCCGAACCGTCATGCCTTCAATATCTGATAGCCGATACTTACCGCCTAACTCGCGATAGATATATTGGATAGCATCGAACGTCTGTGAGCGAAAGGCTTTCTTCTTAGCTTTAGGATTAGATGGGATGTTTACAATAGAAACCTCTAATAGCTCCTGACCCTCGAAATAATACAGGTTGGGATCTTCACCGCGCTCCTTATCACCATCATGCCCTTTGCCGATCTCTATAAACCCAACGCTGACCGTATTTAAAAATCCGCGCTCAACCTTTGATTCTATCTTCCTGGCTTTCTCGTTCTCCTGATCGAAAATAATATCTAACAGCGTATCCTTTCCATCGAAGCTAGCCGAACCTTTACCGATCACATCATCAGGGTCGGGAGCGTTGCACATATCATCACCGTAGACGTTATGCTGATAGCCTATAATGGGATTAGCGTTGAAGTTCTCTAATTCCCACTTAGATTGATTTACAACTGTTCTATGCCTATCAGGATCTGATGTACTGGCGACAAATGTGAATATCTTATCTCCCGCCTCGTTTTTACGTACGCCTCTATATTGACCGCCTATATCTCTAATCTGTTTGTCCATCGGTGTTTGATTCTGTATTTGATGTGGTATTCGGATTCTCTAATAGATCAGCTTTCGGATCGGTAGATTTGTTCTTACCAAGATCAACCCGTAGCTCGTTAGTAGTCATAATCTCGTTTTGCTTCATGGATGATACCCATGCGGCTCTAGCTGCTGTGTCACCTCGTAAGATGCCGTCCAGGTTAAAGCGAATCGACTTCTTACCTAAGTCATCACCCAATAGCTTAACCTCAAGCTCTGCCTCATAACGTTTAACCATCGGACGTAAACCATACTTTACAAATTGTAGGTCGGCGTGTTCAATATTGGAGAACGTGGAACGGGAAAGCTCGGCG